GGCCAAGCCGCGCGCTTTCTCAGCCTGAACAGCAGCAGAGTACGCACCAGCCGCGATTGCTTGATCACGGATATGCTGCAAGTCGCGTATGTGTCGGGCATAGCTTACTTCATACTTTTCGGCAAGCTCGGCCCGTCGTGCCTTGAGCGCTTTAACGATGTGGGGTGATTTTCTAGGGTTCAGCATCTCGTAGGCACGCGTATGAGCGCCGCTGACACTGAACCCCGCTTCGACGGCCAAATTTCTTAGCGTGTCCTGTCCCTCACGTGTGGCGACTAATTCGACAAACTTGAGTTGCTTGCCAGTCAATCTCGTATCTTCAGATAGTCGGGGCCTGCCCCTTGTTTCAACTTTTTTCTGCATCTCGGCCATGCGCCAAATCCCATAAACCCTGCTCAATTTTGCGAAATATAGCACTTTTTTAAGTCAGTGAAAGCGATTTGTTTCAGAGCCGTATTGTTCGCGTGAAATCTGCACAAGTACGCGCTTTGTATTTTTTGCCTAACGACCGCGTTGGATTTTGCGTGGGGGGTGCTTCGCGGTGCGCGGCTAACCTTTATTGTCGGGGGGACCCTAGACCATGCGGCGCGGGACGCGGGGCGCGGGCATGGGGCGGCGGTGCGAGCTGCGCGGGGCGCGGCTCACGGGGCGCGGTTTCGGGTGCGATTGCGACCAACGGCGGGCCATGGGGCGCGGCTCGCGGTGCGCGGTGCGCATGCGATATCTCTTATGCCTGGCGCAAATGTCCTACAGCGCACGGCTCGCGGGGCACGGTACGTTTGGCGAGGGGGAGCGGGCGGCGAGGCGCCGCATGTTGCACTCTTTTAAAAGAAACAAAAAAGCCCGCACTTGGCGGGCTAGATCGGGCGGGTTGATCGGTCAAGTGTGAGCGTATCCGTCAGGCTCAATACCGATGGTCATATGTGGGACGTTACACAATGCGCAGTCATCGAAATGCATAACCATGCAATCCAGCGCCACCCAGTCGATAAAGTTCATACCTTTGTAATCGGGGTGCTTAGTGGCGTGCACGTGTTGGCCATGTATCCGCCACAAAGACGTGCGCTGTTTATCCGTGTACGGCATAAGATGGTCGACGTGTTTGGGTAGTAGGTTTTCCATCAATCGAACCTCGCAATCTTGCACTGTCCGTTACTATCGCGAAGCCCGACGATGCCATACGGATACACGAAGCATTCAACGTCGCAGCGGGACGGGTCCAGACTCGCAAGTGCGAGATATGGGTGCAAATCGTCGTCGTCGGCATAGCTGCTAACGTAGGTGCCATTTGCTTTTAGCTCTCCGCCCATCGGGTACTGGCCGAAACCGCCGCACTGGTATAGTTCGTCCATACCATCGGCAATCGTTTCTAGGTTGCCGGATTCGGTTAAAGACAACGCGCGCTCGAAGAAATCGGGTATCAATCCGCAAGCTTCTTCGAGCATTGATTTATCAAAATACGAGTGCTGTTTTTGCGGGTCGTGCTGCCAGCTTAGCAAAAGCTTTGCGGGTCGAATCTGTATCACTGTTTCCATTTTTGAGTTTTCCTATGTTGCGCCGGTATGGCGTGCGCCCAGTATAAGACTAGTCCCATGCAAAAGAAAAGCCCGCACGGCGGCGGGCTTGTTGGGCTAGTTGGCGGTAGTGATCAGGCCGCTAGCGCAATGGTTTCCCATTGGTTACGCGGTAAGTCTAAAACGGCGCGCCCATTGGCGTACCAGTCGTCGACGCTATCCGCGTCGGCAGTATGCGCGACGGCGGTGACCGCGTTAACGATTGTTGCCCGGCTTATCGGCTTGTTGGTGTAACCCGGCTGCTGGATCGTTTGCATAAGCCCGGCCATGATGTCGCCGCTAGATTTTTTCGGGAGGCTTAACACTTTGACGACGCTATCAACCACGGCGGAGGGATTAGCTAAACCGTTCTCGACAATGTCCCCGTGCGCGATCCGGAACATTTCGACGGCTTCGTCGAAACTATCGCGGGAAGTGTAACCGGCGACAACGTCGCGCAGTTTCAATTGCAGCGCGTGATTGTCGGCGTCTTTGGCTTCGCTAGTCAGTAGGGACCAATCTTCGGTGCCGCGTGCGCTAGTCACGTGAGTGTGGCGGCTTTTCTTTTCGCTGCTACAGCCGTTAAGACACCATAACGTCCACACCATTTGCATCACTTCGACGCTACCCATACCGACTTCGGAGTTGCGCAACATAATTCCGTTAGCCATGGCGTCGCCTATGGCAGGCTCGGCTACTTGGTTCATAGACTTCAGGCGCATATATAAACGGGAATCGGTAACCGTGCCGTTCACTATCTGCCAATCGGCTTCTGATTCCATCAATTGCGGCAATGCGGCTTCGACTAAGTCGACGTTGTCGAAGGTCTTAAACTTGTCGCTAACGATGGCACGCACTAGCGGTTGCTCCCCATCGAACGTGCGCAGCATTTTAGACTTGGGTTCATTGACCAGAATCTTATTGATCAGGTTATCGAATTCTGGCGCGTAATTTTCATTATCACGTAACCGACGGGCGGTTCTCACATCGATGTCGCAATTGCTTGCAAGCTGCTGAAATGCTACTTCATTGGTCTGGAATTCCATCGTCGGCATGCCGCGATTGGCTTCCAGCACTATGTTGGTGTTGCCATCGACAGTCTGAACCTGCAAGTCCTTAGTTTTCGCGATGTAGTCCTGTTTACGCGCTGCCTCAGTTTGAATCTTTTCCAGAATTGCGCTCAGCGTGCCTTTTTCGTTTTCGATGCTCATATCACTTTTTCCTAAGTTTGGGCGCGCGGCTCGCCCTAAATGTTTACCGCATGCGCATAATCGCATACCGATAGCAGGTTGCAAGCTTTTTTTAAAAGTTTAAGCGGCAGCGCGTAAAATCATATTCCCGTCGACAACAAAGCCCGAATCATCATGCAATGCTGGACCTTTTGCAGTAAGCCCAATCACTACCGGACCGGCCATAACGTTATCAAGATCAGACAAGTCACCATCTATAACCGGTCGGCCAAGGTATTCGCTGGGTATTGAATTTTTAAAAACTACGGCAATGGGTACGCCAGTAGGTAGCGCGGCGGCTACTTGGTTACGGTATTGGGGCCGGTCGCTATAGCTAAACATCAAACGATAATTGTCTGGAGTGTTTCCCAGTCGTTTCGCTTGCTTGGTGTAGTCATAAAAAAACAGGTCGGGAAAGTGCTGCGGGATATCATGCTGTTCCCAAGGTATGTCGGAAATAGTATTTAGCCGCACAACGCCCTGCACATTTTGCCGCTCGCAAACGTTTTTTTGAAAGTTTGATAATTCGCGCGTGAGTTGGGCGAGGAATCCGGCTTGGTCGGAATGCCAATAGTCTGTCTTTTTCTGGCGGGCTATATTGATTTTCGGGTCGAATTGGGGCCGTCCGGCATCTTTCAAACACGCGTCCATGCATCCGGCTGCCTTGCTGCCCGCACAAATGATATTGTCGGGCAGCATGCTTAGGCTTGCCATTCTGATCGGCTTACCAAAGTAATTGTTAGGTTTGTTCTGCGTCTTTTTGATTTTGGTGTTGCTCGCGGTCGTATTCAATAGGCTCATTATTCGCATCCTTGTTTGTAGGTGTATGCGAAATATCCCGTACACGGCCATAAATGTCAACACGCTCCGAATCCCGTTCTTTTTTTATTTTGTCCACCATGCCGTCGGTCGGCTGCGGGCTTTTATCAAACCAATCTAAAATTTTAAAAAGTAGCCAAGTCACGTCGATCATTCCTATGCGATTTGTCCCACCCTAACAACACGCTGGCGCGCACTGTCAATACCCCATTCCTTAATTCGGGTTCCTATATACAACTTTTTCCCAAAACAAAAAAAAGAAAAAAAATTTTTTCGGAAAAACTCCTATGTAGTTACGGCTTTTTTGCTTCAGCCCGTAACGGCTTGAATCACGCCGGTACGCCGCCGGTACGCCGCTAGGCCCCGTTTTACAAGGGCTGTACCGCTGTACCGGCTGTACCGCCCTTTTTGAAATTGTTTTTTCAAAAAATATATTTTGCTGAAAAGTACTATATAAGAACGCGATTTTTTGCACACCGCGCCGCGAACCGCGTTACGCGCCCTATTCCCCGTCCCCTACTGCCAGTGCCACGCGTGCCGATTAAAGAATGCGACGATTCCTTCTTTGGTCGCAGGAAACTCGCAGGTATGTTTGTCGATCTCAACCCACGCCCCACGGCGGTGTTCTTCGGCGATGAACTCTTTCCGTTCTTTCGCCGTGGCAAAGACTTGTACGCTGCTTTCGCTGCCATCTTGGGCGTTCACGCGTGCTAAATATAATTTCATTTATTTTCTCCGTTGATAAAATTGAGTCTCAAATAGCTGTTTTTTTTAACATCAAAGACTGTAGGCGTTACTTTATTCAGAGCAAAAAGGGGCCGAAGCCCCGTGAGTTTAGCTGGCTGGTTGCCAGTACCCGTAGACGCATCGCTGCTCGTCTCTGGAGCAATCATAGGTGTCATGGATGACGCCATCGATCACTGCGACGAGATGCTTTGAAACTTTGCAGATTAATCGTCCGCTCGGTAACTCATCGGCGTTGAGATGCACTTGGCATCCGCTCCCGATTTGCATCGTTGGGGTCCAGACAAAGCCTAGCTCCTGAATGTAGTCCTTGAACCATTTCCGCTCGGTGTAAATACCGTT